AGTTACAGTTATCTGGTAAAGAAGAGATTCAAATTAGTTTTGGTCAAGTAAAAGGTGGTGCAGAAAATATTGGTAAGTTACCTGGAAATTTAAAAAAATATAGAATTTATTCCATACCAGATAGAAAACCGGTTGGAAATCAATCGAGTGAATATCTAAAAATATATTTTTGTTCAAAAGAATTATTCGATTCTGAACAAACAAAAGTGGTGAAATCTTACAAAGGTAAGGCAATACATCAAATTATAACTGACATTCTTTTAACACAATTGAAAGTTGATCCCAAAAGATTCGACTTACAAAATTTTGAGAAAACAGTTGGTGTTTATGATTTTCTAATTCCAACACTTCGACCATTTGAGGCAATAAGTTGGATGTGTACATATGCGAAACCACTAAAGAATGGTGGGCAAAGTGCCGATATGTTGTTCTTTGAAACAAAAGATGGTTTTCAGTTTAGATCGATTTCTAGTATTTACAAAGATCAACCATACAAGACATACACATATAATATTAAAAACATTGAAAGTCAAACTTTTGAACAAAAGGCAACCTCTGTATTGGATTATCAATTCGTCAAAGATTTTGATAGTTTGAATGAGATTAATTCTGGTACATTTGTAAACAGAGTTATGTTTTTTGATCCTTTAAATAGATCAATTAATTTTACAGATTTTGATTACACAAAATATACTGGTACAAGACTGAATAAAGGTTCACCAGCAGACATATCGGAGTATACCGATTCAAAAGACAAGAATTATTCGTCAGTCTTAAAATTGGTTGTGTCGAATTCAAATCAAAAATTGAAACCAACATTTCAAAACTTAGATGCTTTCCAAAAGAATTTGTCACCAGATGTTTTTATTCAGGAAACTGTGAGAAACAGAACCGCACAACTGGCCTTAGCAAACTATACAATTCTAAAGATTAGAGTACCAGGCGACACAGGTTTAACAGCAGGTTCAGTTATCAATTTTAATCTGCCAGCTTTAGACTATCAAAGTGGTAGAAAAGAATTTGATAAATTTTATTCTGGTAAATATTTGGTGACAGCTGTGAGACACATAGTTCAATCACAAGGTGTGTTTCAAACTATTTTAGAAATAACTAGAGATAGTTCACCGGGAACATACGTTGATATACGTAGTTGATGGAGCAAAATTGAAATGACAAATTTTTTAGGTAAAGATGGATTAATTTGGTGGGTTGGAACTGTTGAAAATAGAATGGATCCTCTTGGATTGGGTCGTTGTCAAGTTAGAATTTTTGGTTGGCACTATGATGGCAGTAAAGATTCACAACAAAAGATACCGGTGAGTGATTTACCATGGGCTTTACCAATATTACCATGCAATAATCCAAAGTCATTTTCTTCACCAGAATTAAATGATTGGGTAGTTGGTTTCTTCTTTGATGGTTTGTCTGGTCAGTTTCCTGTGATGTTTGGTGTTATCCCTGGTTTTGTACCCACAGCAGAAGATAAAAATATTGGCGGAAACGATTATTTCATTTGAGGTATAAATGGCAACAGAAAAAAAACCAACAACAGTCAATATAGGCGGTTTTGACTTAATAAACTTCAAAATCACGGAAACATTTCCACCCAACTCAACGTTTTCACGTATGTTTGCGAAACCTGGTGTGCAAACGACACCGGCTTTGGCTAGAGGTTATGTTCCGGGATCAGCAATTGATCTTATGAATAGGAACTTGACACACGTATGTGATTTTAGATTCATTTTTAATATTGATATTTTTGCGTCTTTGGGTTTGGTCAATCCAGTTGCTGCAATACAACGTGCAATCCGTAATGCCAAATTGAAAGCAGCAATCCGCATGAGAGATTTGTTACAGAAAGCGATTGAAGTTGTCAAAAAAATAATGAAGGCAATAACTACGGCACTAAATTTTGATCCTTCTGGGCAAATCTCTTTGGTTGTTGATTTTGCAAAAGATACAATCAGAAGAGTAAATCAAGCCATCGAAGATGTGGCCGATGCGATTGAAAGTGTTTTGGTGTGGGTATTTTTTGCACAACAAATTATTGAATTGATAAACTGGATTAGAAGTCTACCAGAAAAAATTAAAAATTTATTGTTGGCTTGTATTGCCAATTTTACCAATTCTTTGAAACAGGCAGTTGACAGTATAAAATCTATTCCAAGTCAAATTGAGGCCGCAACAGTTGGTGCAGCAAGAGAAATTGCCGATCAATTTGTTGGTGCGGTTAAAGAACTTGAAGAATCTACAAGAATAGAATTCGACAAAGAATCAAAAAATTATTCTCCAGAACTTTTGTCTTTAATAAACGATCCGACAGAAGATAGTGCCAATAATTTTATAACATATATAAATCAAAACACACCAAATGCGAATGCTGCGTTTGCGAATACGACCGGAGCATTAATGGAACAATCTTCTTCACCCTAATAAATTATGGCAACAACAACTGTAAAAAAACCCGACGGAACATTGGCATGGACTGAACCCGAATCTGCTGCAAACAGCGATTATCAGCCTGTATACCCATACAATAATATAACCCAGACAAAAGGTGGGCATTCATTTGAACTGGATGACACACCAACCCGTGAACGAATTCGCCTGCAACACAAGTCTGGAACATTCACAGAGATACACCCAAACGGTGATGAAGTACACAAAATTATCGGTGATGGTTATCAGATTGTTTTGGGTGATCACAACATCTCTATTGGTGTGGATGATGGTCAATTAGCAAAAAAATTAAACATCACAGTAAATGGTGATGCTTATTTCTATGTAAAAGGCAATAAAGTCGAACAGATTGATGGTAGTGTTGAACAGTACATTAAAGGTGATTATACACAGACTGTACAAGGAATACATACTGTAACATCTTTTGGTAACATGAAGATTAATGCTGGTTCAAATCCTGGGCTTGTTCCTGGACTACAAAGTAAACTAACAATCAAAACATCTTTGGTTAATGTGAGTGGTGATCTTCAAGTTGAAGAAGCTTTCTCGGCCGGCTATATTTTTTCCAAAGGAAGAATAGATGCTGGTTTGGGTGTTGCTGCTGGACCATTTGGTTTTCATTCTGCCGTTGGTGGTCTTTCTATTGGACTACTAACTCCAGCAATACCATACACCATAATGTGTTCTGGTCCAATAACTTCATATTCAAGCATGTCTGCACCACTCGGTACTTATGGAATATCATCCTCGATACTCGGTTTCGATGTTATAAACACACTTATGAGAAAAATACACACACATATTGCGAAAGGTGGTCCAACTAGCCCACCACTACAAAAAGAAACATACATTTAAGGATTATATTATGGCTGGAGTATATGCACTACTAGAATTTGACACCACAGATCCTATCGCCAACGGCGCAGTGGAAGAATTGAGCAAATCGGTTCAAACGCAAATGAAAATGATGCCAAAGATGTTAGAACCTTGGCAAGAAGCTGATTTGATTTCCGATGAACAAGAACAATATTTTGTTAATCCGATGGCCAACATCACCAATACGATTTGGTCCACAGCAAATTCTTGCGTTGCACAATCTTTTAATTCACTTGCAACCGCAGGTTCTGGTGGTGCATCCAGTTATTGGGATGCAGCCAATGGAAATATAATCATCACTTTTATTAATCCTGGTGTCGCAAACGTTATGAATGTCGCTTTGATGATAGTGAAAGAACTTTCAACAAATGTGTCAAATAATTTTATGATACACACAAATCGAATATCAAATGTTATTCCATTGGATTTCGATATAACTTTGCCACATTATGAAACTGCGATAGGTTATGGAAAGATGGTAATGTATATTACCAATCAAACAGACAATATACAAAACAACTCACCAATGATCGGTAGTTTTTCCAGTCTATTTTTAGCAAATACACTTGGTGACTATGCAAATTCGTTTGTTTCTATTAATAATGTTTACTTGGGTTCAATTGTAAACAACGTTTCTTCGTTAAGTTTGACGGATGCAAATCAATTTTCGAATGCAGCCAACCTAGTTTCCAGTACAATGGATACCTATAGACAAAAAGACACTACCTTTTTTCAAAACTCACAAATGGTTGTTGATAGATACAATGATGTTAGTCAATTCAATAGGGTTGGTCAAACCGAACTGTTTTTAATTAATAACTACATCGGAACTCAGAATTTGAAGAATAATCTGGCAAATACCGGCAATACATCCTAAAATTTCGAAATTTTTCGTTCCGGCCCAAGAATTTTCTCCGACGAAACCAAAAGTCCAAAAAAGCGTTTTACTCCTACGCATAAATAAAAGATGGCACAAACACTAAACAAACTATATTCGGACATAGATTTCACCTTCACCAGAGTACCGGTGACTGGTGATGTTGCCGTTAGTTATGATTTTCAAGCTGTCACACGTTCTGTCAGAAATTTGTTGCAAACAAATAACTATGATAGACCTTTTAATCCTGATCTGGGTTCAAGATTGAATGCATTATTGTTCGAACCAATGAATCCTTTGACGGAAAACAGTATACAAAACGAAATTGCTCTGATGCTTGAAGCCTATGAACCTAGAGTAATTTTGCAAAAGGTGAATGTGGAAGCAGATGATGCTAGGAATGCCTACAATGTGACAATAAGTTTCTTCTTACAAAATGCTACCACACCAACATCAATAACAATACTTTTAGAGAGAAACCGATAAATGGCTGGAGCAAATAGCAATATTCAGATAACGGATTTGGATTTTAATGATATTAAAACCAATCTGAAGAACTATCTAAAGTCACAAAACGCTTTAAAAGACTACAATTTTGAAGGTTCAGCACTCTCTGTACTATTAGACATACTTTCATACAATACGCAATACAATGCATATTATTTGAACATGGTTGCAAATGAGATGTTCTTAGACTCTGCAATTCAGAGAGAATCTGTTGTTTCATTAGCAAAATTACTGAATTATACACCAAAATCCGCAATCGCACCTGAAGCCTTCATCAATGTTCTCGTCAATCAGGTCACAGATGCATCACTAACACTACCAAAGAATACACAATTTTTATCTGAAAATCTGGATGGGGTCAACTACAATTTTGTTACAACAGATGCAACAACCGTTGCCGTTTCTGGTCAACAAGCAGTATTTTCAAATGTATCAATAAAACAAGGTATTGTTGAATCAATATCATATGAAGTAGATTCAACTACAAATCCAACCTACACATTCTCGATTCCAGATGAAAATATCGACACCACAACACTGTTGGTATCGATACAACAATCCATTTCAAATACAACATCTGAAATCTATACAAAAGCATCAGATGTTTTGTTGTTAACAGGTGATTCAACAGTTTATTTCTTGCAAGAGAGTGTTAATGGATTGTATGAAATTAATTTTGGTGATGGTATACTTGGTAAACAACTTGTGGATGGTAACATTGTCAACCTAAGTTACTTGTCCACAAACGGTTCAGCTTCTGCTGGCGCAAATAGTTTCATCAATATGGACGCAATTGGAGGATTCTCCAATGTTGTGGTTACACCTGTGCAGGCAACATCTTATGGGCAAG